GTCATCAAAGCAAAGCCGGTATTGGTTCTTCGACTTGACCACAAAGCTTGCGGTAACTCTTGTGCGATAGCGCTGGATCAACGGCTCAATCTTCTGGCTAATGGTTGCCATATCGAAGTTGCCGAACTGCTGCACCCGATTTAACCGGGTCATGCCACGGTCATCCAAGTACACGCTGTCGTTAATGCCCTGAATGCTATAAGGGATAGCGCCAGTCGTGAGCGATAGCGTGGTTAAGTTAAAGTCCTCTTTGGTTTTGCCATACAGAACATAAGTCCGGTTGCGGCAAAACACTGCAAGGCTATTGTCAGGCTGCACAGCGAGGCCGGTGATTTCATCAGCAACACCGATTTCACCGCCGCCATCAATGACGTCAAACTTGGTTGGGTCACCAACGCCGGTAAGTATCAGCGAGCCTTTGCGATAGGCCAGCAGCAATACTTGGCTTGGCAATACTTCCAAGTGGGTTGGTGCATCCGGCGTGATTTTGCCGGTGATTTGCACAAATGTAGCGCCGTTAAAGCGCCATGCTTTGTTGACGCCATCAACGCCCAGCACTTCCAGTGTGCCAGCAGAGCCCGTAAAATTTGTTGATACGGTTTGATAGCGCCCGTTCGGCAACAGCGCTGGAGTCGTGACTGGTTGCCAACCGCTTGCGCTTGAACGCCACAGATTAGCTGCAGTGCCATCGGTGTTGTTGCGAAACGCATAGATAGCGCCAGCGAATACAAAGCCGCCTAAGACGCGGCCAGAGCCTGGCACCGGTAGAATTAAGCTTCTGAGCACTTCACGCTGCAGTAGTACCGCATCTAACTCCGCTGCATCCGTTGCAAAAGGAAAGCCCGGCAAGTCTTGCGGTCTGACCGATGTAGGTGCTGGTTTGCCGTCGAACCTTTCAAAGCCTAAGCAGCGCTGGTAGCGGCCAAGTGTATTCACTTCATAATTTAAAAGCTGCGTACACTCGCCCGGATCTAACTCAAGCACTGACGCGGCTAAGTTCAGGCCACCTTTTAAAATGACTGAGCTTACTTTGTTAGGACTCGCCATTAACCGAGCGCTCCAAACTTAAAGGTGATTTTTGGCAAAAACCGCGCAGCCATTTCCTTGCTGAGCACATCAAATGCCGCAATCGCATCACGCTGAAGCTGATCATCCTGCTCATGTCTGGCATAGCTTTGCAGCGCCTTTTGCACGATGGCCTCATGATATTCTTCAGGGATGGGCGACACTGAGGTATTGATGGTCATGCGAAGCGGCAACAGGTGATAGCGAATGCTAACCAGCCCAGCCGTTAGCGGTGAGCGGTTGAACACGATAAAGCCATCAAGGCTTAGCGCATAACTACATGGCTCGCCCGAAGGCGCACCGCCGTTACTTAGCAAGTCATGCTCAAGCTGCGCCCAAGGCACTTCATAAGTTGGCTTGGTTCCGATAAACATCGTTTCAAGGTTGGCAAATGGCTGCATGTTTAAATCAGCCGGCAGGTACTCGTTTTTGCCAACCACCAAACTGGCAGATGCGCGCCGCCACATGAACGACCATTCGGTTTTGCTTCGCTGGATTTCCAGATCCGCTTCCTGAACCCAAGTGACCAGCTTGGCCAGAATGCCTTGCTGGCCAGTCACGGCAGCAATGTCGCCACTAATGCCGCTATCCTGGCGAACACGTTTACAGATTTCGAGGAAGTTCATCTGGACGCCCTACTTATTCAACAACTTTGACGCTGATTAACGTGTGCGGCCAGCGCAGCACATCTTTGCTGTGGGTTTCGGTGTGGCCAGTCACAGAGTTTTTCTTGCTGAAGTAGGTGGTTCGTTTTGAGTTTTTCAGGACATCGTAAACGCCATAAGGAACATCGTGTTCAACGCCTGTTTCCAGCTGATAGAACACGCCACCTGCGCCGATGGTCACATGCGTATCTGGCTCTGCTTCTTCATCGTGGGCTGGTACTGGATGGATCAAAACGATTGCGCGGCAGCGAGTGAAGTCGGCAATGTCAGACAGCTTTAATGCTTTTTCTTTTTTGACCAGCGCAGCAATGGAGCCTACCGGCGCATCATCATCATCCGCTTCATCTGCAGTAGCGCTTTGTGGCGCTAAGTCTGCCGCAGAGGCTGTGCCGCCTTCCGCTTCACGAATGGCAGCAATCATTTGATCGCGAGTTAATTCAGGGTCTAACTTAAAGCCCAATTCGTTTAATGCGTGGTCTTGCAGCTGCGCTTTTGTGGTGGCAGCTAAAATTTTCATTGGCATTGCTTTGCTCTCCGTTGAGCGGAAATAAAAAAGCCCGGACATTTAGCCGGGCTTCGTGGTTGCTTAATTAGTTATTAAGCAGGGGTTTTCAGTGCAGCAACTTCGTAGCGCAGCATCCACAGGTCGTTCAGGATTTTGCAGCAGTAGTAAGTTTTCCATGCCACAGAGCCCATCTGACCCATTTCGTCGCCATGAGAAGGCGCACCAGGATTGCGAACCATTGGCTTGATTGCGCCGCCGGCTTCTTTGTTGCCCTTCAATGCAATGTGACCAAAGGCGTTTTGGCCGAAGAACAGCACTGGGTAAACGTCTGCAGCGGTGCCGCCGGTTGAGATAGCTTCACCGGCGCCAGAGCCTTTAGCGCCACCAGCGTTGATCCAAGGGTTGAACAGTGGTGATGCAATGAAGCGCACATCTTCAACCGAGCCCACTTCTTCAGAGCAGATCACTTTGCGTGAACCATATTCAGCAGTTGGCACAAAGCCCGGCATTGCGCGCACGGATGCGATAATGTCGGTGTGGCACACAGCAACGAATGCCGCTTCAATTGGCGAGGTGCCAATCATGGTTGAGCCTGACAGGATGGTTGTGATGCGTTTAGCGCGAGCCGACAGCAATACACGAACCGCTTGGCGAACGTGGCTCAGAGTCAGTGTGGTATTGACCGCGTTTCGTGCGCCACCGTTTGCCCACAAAGCATTACCACCGGCAATCAGTTCGCCGTAAGCCACCTTCTCGATGGTTTCAGCGGCCTGCTCACCAGCCATGCGCGCCATGTCAGAACCAACTGGATCTTCATGCAAGTCAGCAACAACATCAGTGATTGGCATCCATGAGCCGTATTGCTGCAGCGTTGCGTTGAAACGGTCATACCGGAAGTCTACGCCTGAAGGGCGAACACCTTCTGTCATCGCAGTGGTTGCCACTGGCAGCACTTGAGGACGGCGGAAGCGAATCACTTTTGATGCGTTCTTCGGCATCGGTTTGTGGTCGCCTAGTTTGTTCAGTACCAGGATTGGTTCGGCGTGTTCCAGCATCTTGATTTCTGCATGAACACCAGCTGCGACACCTAAGTCGCCATATGCGTTAGCCATTTAAGGCCTCCTATTTTTTATTTGCGTTGAGCCGGTTAAACAGCTCGACGGGATCGAGTGAGTTCGGATCCATCGCTGCGCGTCCGGCACCTTGGCGCGGAATGGCAACGTGGTCTGAAAGGGATGATTTCGCGCCAGCTCGCTTGGTAGCTCTGCCGGTGGCGGTTTTAAAAAGGGTTAACAGGGCTGCGTTATCGTCAGCGCTAATGCTGCCGTACATGGCTTGGACGCCTTGCGGCTGCTGAGCGACCCACTGTGAAAATGCCGGGTCTGCGGCAACTTCCCGAAAGTCGGGGTGCTGCTTTGCGAGCCGGTCAAATTCACTGTTAAGGAATTGCTCTTGCTGCTGATGTTCGCGCTCCTGCTGCATGCGTCGAAGCGGTTCAAGCTCTCGCTCAATAAGCTGCTTCGTGTGCGCCTGCGAATCGACTAAGGCTTGGGCGACCTCCGGCCATTCCTCTTTCAGTTCTTCAAAGGTTTTGCCTTTGAGATCTGCAGCGGTTGGCATATCGCCCGAGCCTTTATTTTTGCTGCCTTGCTGCGCCTCCAATTCAGCCAATCGCTTGCGAGCAGCTTCTAATTCCCGTTGCGTGGGAACCAGTCGATGCTGTGAGGCGTTAAACTGAGATTCGAGCTGCTGGGCGCGCTGTTTGGTGGCGAAGTGCTCA